GTTATAAGTAATTATAAGTCTCATGGAGTAATGATATACAATATAGGACACTACGATTCGCGAATCAATAATATTATTGTACCTGTTGATAATCTTTTAGGTATTTTTGATAAATATGTTTATACAAAAGAAACACTTGATCCTGCGCCAAGGATTATACAGGAATGTAAATATCATAATAAAGAGATTATATTCGAAGCTACGAATAGAGGTGCTAAAGTTTATTTTGACAGACCAATTGAAAAGCCAAATGTGGAGGCAATTATAGATGCAATATGAATGGAGTATGAATGATACAAGATTCATTAAAAAATAAAAAACACGTTTGGCATTATGATACTAATATAGTTCCGAACGAATCAGAAATAGAAGACATAGTAAGAGAATCTTATAAGTTTGGCCAATCAAAACAAAAAGCATTTGCATACGAAATTTTTATCTTAGGACCTGATTCTGAACGCAGCCAAAGATTAATGAATTTATGTGACGGAAACAGAATACAAGTTGACATAGATGCATACGGAAATAAAGGTGAAAATACTCATAGTAATATAAAAAGAAGAATTAATGACGGCCTTGTGCATTTGCTAACAGCCCCATGGACTTTAGTTATTACACCTAGATTGACTGAACCTAATCCTTATATAGCTAAACTATGGAAAGAATCTGATTCATATTGGCAGCACTTAGACCCTGACTTTTGTGAACGCAATCGACAGATACCACTTGAAGTAGGATTACTAGTAAATACGATCACTGGAATAACTTTAGATAAAGGCTTAGATATATCATACACACTTTGTGTACCAAAAAAGATAGAAGACATGGAAGATTTTCCTTATCTGACATTTACGCCAATACTAATTGTAACTATAGGCAAAGCAAAAAAATATTATTATGAAAGGCTTACTGAAGAAGAAGCTTTAGAATATACTAAACCAGAATTTGAAGAAATATTTAAGTTTGTAGATAGGTGATATAATGAATTATGAAGGTTGGAATCAAGATTATCTTGAAAATAAAGAAGCATACATGAAACTTTTTGATAAGGTAATGCAAGAAGATAATGAAAAGAATGTAGAGTTTCTAGAAAAAAAGATAGCAAAATATGTAGGTAGGTCGCATGGTGTTTTAATTAATAGCGCCACTGATGCATTACATTATTCGTTAAAGTGTTTAAATATCCAAGAAGGTGATGAGGTTCTAGTGAGTAATTTCTCATGGATATCGTCTGCATCTAGTATCCTTATGACAGGCGCATATCCTGTATTTTGTGATATTGATTTAGATTCTTACCATATCTCATTTGATGAAATTAAAAAGAACACTACGAGTAAAACTAAAGCCCTTATTTACACTCATCTGTTTGGCAATATGACCGAAACAAAAGAGATAGAAAAATACTGTAAAGAAAACAACATAGCATTTATTGAGGATTCTGCACAATCACTCGGTTCAATCTATAAAAGTAGATATGCTGGCTCGATCGGTGATATTAGTTCTTTTAGTTTTAATCATAACAAAGTTATATCCGGTATTTCCGGCGGTGGTATTATTCTTACTGATAATAAAGAACATGCTGATATGGCTCGTAAACTAAGACGTCATGGTAAAGGTGATGACTATGAAATACTCGGATATAATTCAAAGATGTTTTATATTAATGCTGCCTTTATTGAGTTTAGATTTGATAAGATAAAAGAGTATCAAATGGCAAGAACTAAAGTTGCCTATAAATATTATGAGGCATTACAGGATATACCTATTATAACTCAGGAACCAGATGATATGACTGTGCTACATAATTACCATAAATTTGTGGTAAGATTTGAAAATAAAGAAATACGTGATGAAGTTAAAGATGAGTTAGGTGCAAAGATTCATTACGATTTACCGCTTGATCGCAATAAAGTTTTCTATCGACCTTATCACGCAAATAGCAATGCACAAATAGCAAGTGATACAATATTATCTTTGCCTTGTCATCCCTATGTAACAGAAGAAGAAGTACTAAAAACTAGTATGGTAATTGGATGTATGGCATGAACAGCGTTAATCATAAAAAGCAAATGTATTTTTTAACTAGACGTAGTATTAATGTTGATATAACACACCGATGTTCATTAGAATGTCCTCGCTGTCAAAGATCCACATCTTTTATTTCCCATGGCATCAAGGTTCCAGGTGAAGATCTATCAATACAAAATTTTGCAAAGATAGTAAAGCATTTCAATCATGTAAACTTTTGTGGTCAAGTATCTGATCCAGTACATCATCCTAAGTTCGTAGAGTTTCTAGAAATACTGTATAAAGAAAACAAAAGTACAGCTGTGCATCATGCTTCTGCCGCAAAAGGTATGAATTGGTATCATAAAGCGTTTAAAGCTAATCCACACGCAAGATGGTGGTTAGCTCTAGATGGAACTCCAGATAGTAGCCCTATGTATAGAATAAACCAAGATGGATGGAAAATGTATGAAATAATGAAAATTGCTAAAGAACACTTGACAAATACTCCAGTTTGGCAATTTATAGTTTTTAGTTATAACGAAGACGAAATGGAAATAGCACATAAAATGGCTAAAGAAATAGGCATAGATTTTGTAATAATAAACTCGTCTAGATGGCTAGGAAAAGACGATCCATTGAAACCATCAAATCCTGAATTATCGTTGAGTTTGAATGATGGATGAAAAACAAAAACAGGCTCTGTATAATCCTGAAAGAACTGCAGTAGATGATGCTGAATTTTCTGAATGGAAGAGTTATGAGCTGGATCCTAAATGCTTAGATGACAGACAGCCATCGTTTGCTTTGACTAATAGAGGTGAATTAATCCCATGTTGTTGGATGGACACCCAAGTTAATCGTCATGATGAAGATTACCAAAAACTATTAGCAGTAAGTAAAATAGAAGATTATGATTCAATAGGTGAAATACTATTTACTGATGAATGGATACAGTTTTCAAAAAATATTTCAAATGGTATTGGCTTTATATTCTGTTACCGAGCGTGTAAAAAAAGAGAAACTCCACAACAGAAACGTGAAAGCTTTTATAAAAATGACGCATCGGATTTAGATGATATATCAAGAATCAAAGAATTATAAGAGATTTATTTAATGTGGTCTAAATATAATTGTAATGTGCTGTGTGATCTTACGACTCATTGTAATGCTAAGTGTCCTCAGTGTTCTAGAACTAATCATAAAGGATTAACTCGAAACGAATACGTACCATTAAAACATGTTGATCTAAAAGAATGGATTGATATGTATGAAAAGTCGTATTCACATATCAGATCATTTCATTTCTCTGGGCAATGGGGAGACGCAATGATGAATCCTTATGTTGAAGATATATTTAAGCATATAGTAGATAATTCAAAAGCTTGGATTAGTTTTTCTACAAATGGATCGTTAAGAGACGAAGAATTTTTTTGGCGTATTGGATCACTAACAAATAAAATATCGGGTATTTTTGACATGGATGGTATTACGCAAGAAACGCATGAATATTATAGACGCAATACAAATCTAAGTAAAGTAATGAATAACTGTGAAACATTTGCAATGACTAATTCTAAGACCGAAGTCTTTACTGTTGTGTTTAAACATAATCAACATGAAATTGATAAAATAACTAAATGGTGTAACGACCGCGGTATTGTTCATAAGCCTTTTCAATCAAATCGTTTTATAAGAACTCCTACGTGCAAATACACATGGAAAGGCAAAGAATATATATTAGAGCAAACAACAGATAAAAGATTCTTAGATGTATATGAAGAAGACGGTAGGACGGTAAGAGATTGGCGAAAATAGTTTGTGAGTGGGCTGAAGATAATAAAGTCTATGTTGATGAAAATGGTAATGTATACCCATGCTGTTATTGGCATCATGAAATTAGAACGCGGAGAGTTGAAATTCAGCCAGAGTTTATTATAAATTACAGTAAACAAGTAGATATTGGTAAGTGGAACTTAAAAGATCAGTCGTTGATTGAAATTACAAATAGTGATTTTTATCAACGTGAATTAAAAGAACATATTGAAGGCGAATCGCCCAATAAAGTTTGTAAATGGCAATGTGGTAATGAAAAGCATAAAACAGCTGAATGAAGAAGGCTATCTTGCGATAGACTTCTACCTCTCAAAGTCTTGTAATAAGTCGTGTCATTATTGTACGGCATGGACTTTACAAATGAGAAACCTTGATGTAGATATGGAGTTCTTAAGTAATACACTTAAGTATTTGTCTCCATATAAAGCACGTATACAATTGCTAGGTGGAGAGCCGGGTCTTATTAAAAATCTAGATGAAGTGTTAAATGAAATTAAGAAGTATAAGAATCTTGTACCATCAGTGTTATCAAATTCATTTGTACGTAATCGCTACCCACATATTCTAGAAGATCCTTCAATTGTATATCAAGAACATTTGGTCTTAGACTTTTATGAAGATAATATTGAAAAGCTTGGCAACTACGACTTCTTTGAAGAAAATGATAAAAACAATTATAACGTAATTATTATGACACCAAACTATTTTAAGTATCGCGAAAACTTTGATCTTTCAATTGTAGATCATAACAATACACTGTTTAAACATTTTAACTCACGATCGCCTGATTATGATATAGAAGAACAAGCACCCGAATTTGAACGTAGAATGTGTGCAGCATTTCCAAAAGTACCAGTAATAGATTTCGAGATTCAAAAAATTAGGCATTGCAGTAAAAAGGTAATTAATGGATCAAGACAATTTGATGTTACAAAAGAAAACATAGATAAGATGATGAACTATGAATTATTTGAGTTTGAAGAATATTGTAAGAAATGTACTGAACATATTGAAAAAAGAACAGACGATCAGATATTAAAAATTATGGAAGCAGGGAATGTTTAGTGTAGCAATTGGACCACACGATCACAATACATATGATGGAAAATACCATAATCAAATAGAAAGACATAGTCGTATCAAGCATAACTTTGATAAGACGCAAGAATTTTTTAATGATTATTATAAACCAAATAATCCTCTTTGTATTACTGCCACAATCGGTGGAATAGAAAACACGGGATTTAATCATAAGTGTTTATCTTTTAAACCTAAAAAGCTGTGGGATTATTGGTATGAAGATAATCTATACTATATAGATCATCACCAATCACATGCCGTCTATGCACTACTAACATCAGGTTTTTCTCAGTCAGATGTTTTAGCTATTGACGGTAGAGGTTGGAATTATAAATGTGTTTTCTTTGATAAGAATGGTAACATTACTGATCTATCAAATAAAATACAAATAGGATTACAGTGGAATTATTTTTCGAAAAGACTGGGGTTTGGCGATCTTGGTGCCGGTAAGCTTATGGGATTATCAGCTTACGGTGAATATAATATTGCAATACATTTAGCAATCGAAAACCAAAATTATGATTACCTACTAAATGCTAAAAAAGAAGACATAGCCGCAACATTACAACATCATACCATTGAGCTTGTAAAACAGCATGTTCTTCCTCTTAAATCCTGTGATAACATTTGCGTTGCTGGTGGCGTTGCGTATAACGGATATATGAACGAAGAGTTTACAAAGCATTACGATAAAGTACATGTACCGCCGGCACCAGGAGATGAAGGTCAATCACTTGGCACTTATATGCATGCTGACTATATCTTAAACAACAACATTCATGTTCCGGAAACATACGCTGGTAAAGAATATAATTTTGATGAAGGTGATCCTATTACACCGAGAGAAGTTGGTGAAGCAATAGCAGCTGGTAAGATTGTTGGATGGTTTCATGGTAAATCTGAATCAGGTAATAGAGCATTAGGCAATCGTAGCATTCTTGCAGATCCACGTAATCCTAAAATTAAAGACATTATTAATAAAACTATTAAACAAAGAGAAGACTTTCGTCCATTTGCACCATCAGTTCTGGAAGGACACTATCCGTATTACTTTAATACTAATCAATCAAGTCCTTATATGTCTCGTATCGTACCAGTTAAGTCTCACCTTCATGATGTCATTCCAGGCGTAACGCATGTTGATGGTACTGCACGAATACAAACAGTAAATAGAAAACAAAATGAAAAATTTCACGAAGTAATACAAGGGTTCTATCAAGCAACTGGTGTACCAATGGTACTCAACACTAGTTTTAATTGTAAGGAACCGATTGTTGAAACTCCGGAAGATGCAATAAATACTTTTAATAAAACACAATTAGATATGTTGGTAATAAATGAACGTAGTGTGCGTAAAATGGGGTAATAAGTTTGATTCATTTCATGTGAATCGACTATATAAAATGGTAAAGCGAAATCTGCAGTGTGATTTTAATTTTATATGTTATACTGAAGACGCAAATGGCATTGATCGTAACGTTATTATACAACCATTGCCTGATTATGATTTAGAAAAATGGTGGTGGAAACTTACTCTCTTCGAATATCCCACTAGAACTCTTACAATATTTTTAGATCTAGATGTTGTAATTCAAAATGACATTACGCACTTTAAAGATTATTGTGTAGATGACATGTTATGTTTAGTAAAAGCATATTGGAAACCATATATGTCAATAGTAGAAGAAGAATTTGATGTTGATATTAATTCTTCTATTATGATATGGAATGGCGATTGTACCGATATATGGAAATCATTTTATAATGACTATGAACATTACATATGGAAATACGCTGGAATAGATCGTTACTTGTATTACAACCAGTCAGATAAATTATTGTATTTGCCAGAAGGTGAAGCCTATTCGCGATTATATGGAACAAATAAGTTTAACTACAATTTATATGGGCATGGTTTAAAAAGACTTTTCTATAGACCAGAAATACCTGTTTGTATTTTTGATGGATGGAATTTAGGTATTAATAAACCATTTGATGAAGGAGGATATAATGGCTTTGAAAAATATTGGAATTGATATTTTTAAAAATATTATAGCAGAAGCTAGACATAATACTAACTTATTAGATTCTTATAGTCCTAATCAATTCAAGTCAAAAGAAAGCTTAATTAAACTAATACAAAAATTAGAGTTATTAAACCCTCATATCACAATACTCGGTAGTTGGTATGGAAGTATTTTAATACCCGCATTTGTAGATCAAGCCGAAAAGATAACATGCATTGACTTAGAAGATATGTGCATTCGAATTGCTAAAAACAGATTGTTTAAAAAATATAAAAATATCGAATATTATAACGAAGATGTATTTGATCCTATATGCCATAATAGAATTAAAAATTCTAACTTAATTATAAACACTTCATGTGAACACATGTCTAATATGTCAGAACTACCAGCACTGTATGAAAGTAACGCGTACTTCGCATTTCAATCTAATAACATGTATAACATACCCACACATATAAATTGTGTTGCAAGCATTGACGAGTTTTATTTTCAACTGCCACACAACGCAACTGTTATAGCAGAAGATGAAGTAGAAGATGATAGAGGTACTAGGTTTACACTTATTGGTAAATTATGCGCAGAGTAATATACAGTCTTTATATTGATATGCAAAAACCTGTATCTCACTTTGAAAACCAAAAAAAGTTTAATGACAACTATGATTGGCTTTTAAAAAAACAAATGGCCTATGCTGATACGATTGGAGTTGAGTATAAGCATTTTACATATGACGACGATTATATAGAATTTAGTAAACAGTTTGGTCCTGAAATATCTGAATATAATATCATTAATTTTTATAAGTTGCATCTCTTATATACTTTAGACTATGAAGAAATACTATATCTTGATTTAGATGTTATACCAGTGACAAATGAAAACTTTTTTGAAGTTTGGGATCTATCAAAAGGCATTGCAATTATGTCAGAAGATTGGTTCTGTAAAGACAGACATAGACAACACCATACCATACGATCTCCTCTTGCAAAATACTGGAATGCCCGCGCAATGCTAGGTGAAATTCATCCTGTATTTAATACAGGTATTATAGGTGCTAATAAAAAATCTTTAGACGAACTAGACTATTTTGGCAATTTTGAAAAAACAATAGATTTTATGACTGATCTTATTAATGATGAATTTTGGCCGGATGATATTAGAAATTTATTTGGTTACGATAATGAAACGATGTTTGCATATAAGTTATTTGGTCAAGGTTTAAAATATCAGAATCTATATGAAACTGGCTGGCACTTCTTTATGGATAAGTGGAGCTTTATACCAAAAAATACAAAATTTGTACATTGTATAAACAAAGATTTCAGTTACGTAAAAGGTTGGTATGACAAACATTATATTTGACATATGGATTGATTTTGGCGATAAACAGTGGTTAGCTTACAAAGACATTTTAATCGAAAAACATAAAAAGTATGCAGAGCTTTGTGACGCAGAATATAAACACTACAATATAAAACGCGAAAATAAAATCGATTTTACTACTTTAAATTTTATGAAAATTTATATTGCAGAAGACTTAGCTCAAAAATATAACAAGGTTTTGTATTTAGATTTAGATGTTATACCAAGAACCAAAATAAACTTTTTTGAATATCACGATTTCAGTAAATTGTTATGTCATAGAACATTAGCGCCTCTTTGGAAAATTAATAGAAAAAGACTAATGTTAGAATCAGAGGGAATTAATTCTGAACATAATGTAATAAATACGGGAGTGTTTGGCATAACAAAGGAAATTTGCAATCTTATAAAATTTCAAAAAAGGGAAAAAGAAATAAATCTAGAATATTCAAATGAATATGCTGCTAATAACGAAATTTATTTATCATATATTGTAGAAAAATATAATGTGCCGTATACCGATATTGGTAAAGCATGGAACTTTATAGTTGACGAAGCCTATCCTAAATCAGATGCATGTCATTTTTTACATATGTCTACAAAGGAATTTAGTTCTGTTTTATGATTTGAATTGCTGATTCTAAAGCATCGATAGTATTAACCGCTTTTCGTATTTTAGCCTTTGCTTCTCTATCAGTTGAATTTTTAATAGCATCAAATTCAAACAATGCAAGTTTAAAAGCAAATAAAGATTCCTTTGCGGTTTGTTCGTTTTCGTCTTCAATAAAAATAATATCTAAAAGTTTTTTGTACGAATCGCTATTTTTTTCATCAAATTCTAAAAGCATGCCGCGCTTTTTAGCAATTGCCATAACCTCACTTTCATAATCTTCTTGAGATTGTCTAATGTACTCATGAGTTGATTCGTGCAATTCATCAATAGTAATATGTTTTAAAAGTTTTTTCCACTGAGGATTACCATCTTCTGCAGAAATAACATAAGGTATTTGATTGCCTTCATCATCCGCATAATATGCTTTTACTTCTGTTCTTTCATTATTTCCAAAGTGTGCTCTAATAAATTTCATTTGCGTTATCCTCAAACTGGTTCAGTGTATGATCTAAGACTGTAAGTATTTTGAATTTGTGGAGTACCATTAGGAAACTCTTGTGTACGATAGTTGTCGCCTGATGCTGGCTGATTCGGCCCTGTTGTATAACCCGCTGCTGAGCTTCCATCTAATCTTTCATTCTCAACTTCGCCTGATCCTGCATCAAGCGGTGAAGAGCTTCCGCCGGTACCTGAATTAACTCCATTAATATTGTTCTGAATATACCAATGAAGCTTACCCGCTCCCGCCGAGTTATATCCATTTGCTGCAATATGTTGTACATATGGTTCAAAGAACTGTTGCATGCCCGCAAGGCTCCATTCGTGTATGCCACCATTTGCGTCAGCGTATACCATGTTTGGCGGTGGCGGCGGTGAATATGCTGGATCTTTATCCATAGAATAAAGATCCCATTTATTTGCATTGGTAACGGCTAGTGGCTGATCTAGAGTTTCCGGAATTCCACCAGAAGTATATGCGTTTTTATTAGCAATTGTATCTTCAAATACTCTTCCCATACTTGTAAGAGTACCTCCTTCATCATGCGTAGCAGGCACAGTAAAGTCTTTACGAATGATTGCGTATCCGCCATTTCTACCGATTACAATATCCGGATGTGTAAGATTTGATTTGTTTCCACCAATTTCAGCAAGAGCTTCTGCAACCAATTCAGCGAGTAGAAGCATTGGAAATTTTCTCATATTCTTTCTATTAGGCGAATATGAACCGAGAGTAAGCGGCGGTGAATCACACCCATAATTTAATATATTAGGCATAGGTACAGTCGTATCATAATTCACTTGAATTTTAGTCCAGTCAAATTCAAGTGAATTAATATTAGGTGTTTGGCTTGCGCTTCGAAATGAACTTACGTGATTAGTAGCTGATCCGGCCTGATAACGAGTATCACGCATAATACCGAGGTTACCGCCAGATCCTACATATGACAATGTAACTGTTTGATTTCGAGTATAAAGATGCCGAATCCAATTATAAAACTGCAAAAGTTCAGTTGTATTCATTTCACGAAGACCGTGCGCACCACCCTTTGTTCTAGAACCATAAAAATCATAACCACTAATAACATTACCGGTGTCGTTATTATTCATATATAATGTAGGATATCTTCTATCAACTACAAGAGGTCTTGGAGCGGGTATTAATAATGACATAAATTATAGTCCTTAAGGTACGTTAATATCACTATCAGTAGAAAGTAAATAACCGCCTAACAATATTTGACCGATAGAATCTTTTATAGTAAATGGAAATACATGAGAAAAATCTATACTATCGAACTGAAAGTTACTTTTTACTACTAAGTTATTTACAGTAGCATGACTTATATACGCACTATCTTCTACATTTAATTTATTAAAGCTTGCGCTATCATAATCTATATATTCACCTGATAAGTATTTAATTCTTCCACTATCAAATTGAATTGACTGACCAGATAAGAAAGCAATTTCTGCACTTTCAATATGTGCGTCTACAAAATCGAGTTGATGCCCTCTTAAGATATGAGTGAATGCTGAATCAACATCAGCACTATCTGCATACATGTAGTTTGCTCGCACTCTATTAATAACTGCACTATCAGCATAAATCGTAGAAACTTGCAGCGCTCCACCAGAATCAAATAGTGCAGCTGAAACACTATCTATTTCACGGTGTAGATGATTAAGAGCTGAAACAAAATTTGAATCATTCTTACCAAACCTAGAAGATTCAAAATGAGAATCAAGTAAATCTAGATCACCGAAATTATCTGACAGCACATTATTCTTAGCAATCCAGGTGCCGATAGAATTTGAAGTCTGTATTTGTATTCTACGTGTCATGTTCTATCTCTTGTTCTATTTATAACCGGTTATCCGAATCATATTGACTTAGCATTAATGTCCCGAAATGTATAGTACTACCATCAGATTCATAAATTGTAAATGGAGAAGTATATTCAAAGCCACTATCAAGTCTTCCATGAAAATCAGCTCTATAAGATGAATCGAATCCTACTGGAATTGCAGGAGGAGTTGCTGAATCAAACGATGAGTCTACATCAAAAACAAATCTTTTAACATGTAGAGGAGAAGGGACATATAAGTTATCTCCATCTGATTCAACTATCCAAGTATCAAATGTGGCAGATTCGCGTACTACTATTTTTTTAAAATTAGCGCTATCATAATCAAGAGTCCAATTTTGAGAACTATCAGTTGAGTCTGGCGCTAAGAGTGTAATTGTGCTTTTGCCAGAATCAAAACTTAATGGAGTATTAATATTTATTGTTGACGAATCAAATGTATATCCATTTGGAAAACCTGGTTTGCGCGGTCTTGGGAATGGGAAAAGATTACGTGGACCATGTACAACGCCGATATATGCGCTATCTCTAACTGTAAATCCAAAATTAAAGACCGGTACAAAACTACCTATACTATCAGTGCTATCATTAAAGAATGTACGGAAGCTGCTATCGCTTACCATCCATCGACCGACGTCTAAATCAATACCAGAAAAATTTCGTATATAACCGCTGTCAATCGTAATTCCGGTATTAAAAACCGGCCCACCTTCAAAAGACGGTGTATAAAAATTACTGTCTAGACTATCTCTTACAATAGTTGCTGATGTAGAACTCAGATCAGAGTCTACTGGAATGAATAGCCCTTGTATTGTAAATCTTTTAAATACTGCACTATCTGCAACAAGAACTCGCTCAAAGCGTAATGTTGAAAATTCTAAACTGCTATCTACACTATCATTACTATCTAAAATTTCTTGGCCAAACATGGCCACTCTACATTTTTCTAGTTCACTATGTAACCATTCTGCAGCAGCTACAGCTGACTGATTTGCAAGTCCACCGTTTTCGGTGTACTCGTTATCTTCAAAACCGCCTAAGTAGCTTCTTGTGCCTTTATAATTTCTTTTATTAAGGTCATCTAGATCACCAAGCCACTCATCCATTTGATTAATCTTATTAATCGTAGCAACGAGCGTATTGCTCATATTAAATATTACTTTACGCGCCATTGAGTTTATCCACGATTAAATTAAGTATATTTTTTATATCATTAACATCTTTTTTAAGATCTTCAATTTCTTGCTTATCTTGTATTTTCTTAAGCTTCCTGGCACGCGCTTGTTCTGTTGCGTTTTTATCTACATTCATAATTGCGTGTGTATTTCTATCTCTTACTAGACCGGCCGCACCTTCAACTTTTATATAATCAATCATTATTATACACTCAATGCAATAACTCTAAGATCCTTTATGATTGGTGATCTGCCTCTATTTACTGAGTTCAATACAATTTTTAATTGAAATGTTGTAAAATCAGGAAGCTCGCCACCTAAATTACCTACAAGATATTGATACTCTCTAAATACGAATCCTGCATTATCGATTGGGTTATTGCTCGTTGTAGGAGCCAATACCCAGTTAATAGTTTCAATATCAACACCTTCTTCACATGTTCTTGTATATAAATCAAAAGAAGTACCGCTAGGTCTATGAGCATCTAATATAATTTTAAGACCAACTGCTGGTTCTACTACTGTAATTTTTCTAGTAATATGCTTTGATGCAGATGATCCTCCTGAAGGTTGTGTTTCAGAAATATAATTTAGTGGAACATTAAAACCAACGGTTGCAGCAGAATCTTGATTATCAATAATTGCATCAATCAATGTCATTGAAGCCCTTTGCATATCTAGCATAGGTGCCACATAAGAATCACTAGTAGTGAAGACAACTTCTTGTTCTAGCGATTTTACACCAGCACCAAGATTGGCAACTTCCAATTCATTGTTAGCAACAACGTTAGCCTTGGTTGTATATACACTTCGTTGAACCTTAGACATTTTAAAATCTACATCTTTTTGATACGCTGTTTCAGTACCTGCAAAGGATTTGCTAGATGTTGCTTTAATAGCAGCAAATGTAGATGTTTTATCTGGTACTAATAGCTGAATATTATTATAGTAAGTTGACCAAGGGATATTTTTAGTTGCTAAAACATTAAATCCACCACCTATACCGGCACTATCAGCAGCAGAATCGGCAGTAATTTCATATCCAGTCCAATCTACAGCAGTAATGTTTTTTGATGCACCCATAATACTGGTAGTACGCATACCACCAATAAGTGCAGCTGAATCCATACCTCTAATTGTTACATCATCATTTATGACGAATCCATGACCAACGTCAGCAATTCTTACAGTTGAACTTCCAGCAAACGTTTGTATAGGATCAGCATTTAAAAGTTTCTGTGGAACTGATGTATTTTTAAGAGCAACTTTACCGAGATCTCCCGTGTTAAATGCTGCTCTATGAATTTCGAAAGTTAAATCTTGATCTTGTGCTGCAGTAAATGAGCCACCATTTGCAGAGTAGAAAATATTGCCGACCGCAGGATTCTTTGCCACTCTTCCAGCAGTTGTTCCAGTTAGAAATTCATCAATTTGGGCAATCCAAATTTGACAATCCGGAGAGTTTGACATTACAACAAATGCGTAATCATTTAAACCCTGTAAAAATACTGGCTCTTCAAATACAAAAGATGTTACGGCAGTTGCATCATCGGAAAGATTAATATTTGATCCATTCACATATACAACACCTTGAGGAATTATCTCAGAATTAGATGGAATTCCATTTATCATAGGCCTTAATTGTAAACAAACGGGACTAGATGTATTTCTAGATTTAAAGTAAAGATCGATTTTTGTAACATAAATCCCGCACGCTTCCTCAACATTAAAGGATTGTGCTATAGGGTTTCTATTAATTCGATAGCCTAGGGAAGTTGCCATTATCTTTGCTCCGCTGTATTGTCAATATATTTATTTTTCAAAATAGATACCATATCTTTATATGTGGTATAAGCATTTTCATAATTTTTTTCGTCTATATAAATGACAGCCTTTTGAATTTGATCATCAATCCATTGCCATTCATTATCATCAGTTATCGCTTCTACGAGAATCGGTGCAATGACATAGTATTCTTGTACTTCTACTTTTTTGTTTGCCATATATTCGTCTCTAAATTTACGCAATTTAGTCAAGGTTGGGCCATCATCAGCTTCGCCTCTTCTTTCCACAACAGCTGTAGTAATAAAGCAATTTGATGCGCCGGCGCTGCTACTAGTGCCAGTATCATGGAATCCATGATTATAACCATCTGTTGGTGCATTATGCGTCCAAGTATTGCCACCATCATATGAAGTATAGCCTGGACCGGAGGTATCATTACCTCCGCCACCGCCGCCGCCACCGCCGGAATATTTCTTGGTTGTGGTTCGAATGTGTTCTACATTTAGAACTCTTGTCGATTTAATTGTTTGATCAATTGTATCTAGATAGCCACTAGAAGTATACAGTGCTCTCGCAATTGTACCCGAAGATTTTTCATCATCAGCACTAATATCTAATATTTTAAACTGTTGTGCTCCAGTTCTAAATCTTTGAGCAGAGCTATTTGGAATAAAGAACGAGCCTTCAACTGCACCATTGGCATCAGTAAGAATTTCTGTTATACCTTCTGGGTGCGAAGTTGCATTATTATGTTTATTACCATAATCAGTTGGATCATCTGAGACTCTAGTGAATGTTTCTTCTCTCACCCAATTATCAACTCTTGTATTAGCAAAATATATCCAGACCTTAGAACTAGGTCTTAGGCCTTGCGCTTTAAAGTATACTTTCTTTGATCTCATGAATGGAATAAGAGCAATATCAATCACCTTTTCATCAATTACTTCTAATAATGTTTCTTCTGAAACAACCTTATTTACATTAGCAATAATCTTTGATGAGGTAGATTCATCTTTTTTATTTGTTGTTGCGCCTACTTGTAAATCATTAATTGATGTGCCACCCCAGTTCCATTCCCAGTTGTTCCAAAGATATGCCTGTTTAGTATCAAGCTTTGAACCGCCATCAATGATCTTTTTGGCTCTAATATTAACTTCTCTCCATTCATCAGATGACGGAGATAATTCAATATCTCCATGATAAACAACTGCTTCAAATGGATTAATTCTGATATGCTTAGTTGCCTGAGTTTGTTTTGCGTAAGAAACTTCAGAATGTCTAAGATAGATATTGTCACCCTTTTTCACAACATTAAGTGATGCATCTGAATCATAAACTAACTTAATATTATCTTCATTAAACTGTGGAGCTAAAAATCCTAGTTTAGGATCAATTGACGCTCTATAGTCTTCTACATCTAAATCACTAAATAATTGAGTTGAAAAATTATCAACAAAGAATCCAGACTTTGTTCTGTCTAAACCATTAGAATCAAGAACTGCAAAGTTTTTTGTATCAATTTCAAGTAAATTTAAAGCAGTCAGTTCTTCAATCTTATCAACCCTTTGTTCAATCTTGCCAATATCCTTCATTGTATATCTACGATGATCAATTTTAGACATAGACAAATCAGAATCATTTAATGTATTCGCATTAAGTTCTATATTATATAGTGGCATCTGGCCAACTGGTACATATGGTGGTTGCGGTTGAAATGCCGGCAATCCTAATCTTAATTGCACATCGCCTTCACCGTTAAGAGTGAGTATTCCACGTTGTGGTAAATAATAATCAACATCTGCCACAACCGTGTCATTTACTTGAGGTAATTCGTGGATTCTAGCGCCATCACTAGTTGTAATAAAATCTTCATCTGAGTCTTTTACCGATCTAAAATCTATAACATTTCTTAGACTTACTCTTTCGCCAGTAGTTTTTCTAAATGAAGGAATATCAGCATAATCTATTTGTCCAGTGTAAGAGTTAATAGCAAAGAAATCTCCATTAGCACCGTGATTAAAATATTGGTATCTTACAAATACAGTATTTGGTGCTGACATGCCTGGCTTTAATTTTAATTTACCGTGAGCATAAAAATTATCTCTTTGTCCATTGTCTATTTCATATCTATTTTTTAGGTCGATGCCATCAGAATCATCTTCTCTTATTCTTAGAACTTTAAAAATATCCGGTTTTTCTAAACCTACAGATCCATCAGCTGAAGCGGGGCCTTTAGTCAAAGTTGTTTCAGTTAGAGTTTTACTTCTAACGACACCAATAGATTTATTTACATATGCTAAAATTTCAACAGTAGAGCTTGTAGGTAATCCTGTAAAGTTAGCAGCAACTTGACCGGCAGGAGATGAACTAAATGTCAAACCTGTTGTAATAATATTTGTACCAGCTTTTGCAACAACCCAATCATTCTCATTTGCAAATGTTTCACCAGTTGCAGTTAATGAAATAGTTGCAGTTCCAGTACCACTTGTTGTTACTTGAAATCTTCTTTGTGTTTGTAAAGCAATATCATCTAAAGCCTTTGGCCTAGTTTGTGGTAATGTAAATAGAAGATTGTTTTTTCTAACGTCTCTTAATTCTGTTTTACCGCCAGGTCTGTATAGGTTAAAATAATCACTGACACCTGTACCAACACTCATTGCATCTCTAAAGTTTTTGGTTGCATTCATTTGAATATCGAAAAGATAAAATCTATAAAGATTTCCAGCATCTTCAGACACAGATCTTACTCTACATGTACCTATTGAAATACCACCGTGAGCTGCTGCAGATCTAATATTTAATTTAGCAAATGTATTAATGTTTGGTAGACCTTTAGTGTTAGAGGCAGTGCCTGCATCAACTAAAACATAGTTACCAAATCCAACGGGTGTTACCTCATTTTCTATTTCAGCAGTAGAAAATGGCTTTGTAATTCTATCAGTATAAGGCACATAAAGCTTTGTTCTATATCCGCCAATAACTGCAATGCCCGGACTAAGATTAAGAATTAAATTATCTTTATCAGAATCTTCTTCAAATGTCAATTTAAAAGGTTTTACGAGATAATCGCCAGAATTTTCTTTAATTCTAGTTGCAATAAAATCATTAACTACATTATAAGAATTATCAGCATCAATTACTTTTGAAATAACACCTTCAGTAATATTAGCAAGTGGGATAAAATTTTCATTAGATATAATTTTATCTTGTGTTGTTAATGTAAGCGTAATTTTAAGTCGATCAGCTCCTGGAGATGAAACGTTCGGCACAGCGCCTTGATTATCATAAAGAGCAGTGTCATCGTCAACAGTGGCAATTGTCTCATCAATTTTATAACCAACTGTCTTGGTAACGGTATCACTAAATTTAGAAACAATATGACTTTGTTTTTCAGTAAATACAAAAAACCCTTTTGCAAAATAAACACCGGCATCAATTGAATATCTTACACCTCTGCCGACTGCAGGATTATCATCTGTATTTGTTTCTTGCACTCTAAGTGTTGTTGCACCATTTGTAATCGTTTCTCCTGGCGTAAATCTTACAGTTATAGCACCGGCAAGAGCGGTAGGAGCATTTGTATAAGCAATATAAATTGCTGCAGGGTCACCATCCTCGGCATCAATAACCTCAATAATTCTTGCTGTAACACCTGAAATGTTTCCGGTAAATACTGTACCGACAAGTGAACCGAAGCCATTAGGAAGCGCGTACTGTGTAGTAATAAGCTTTGCAAATTCATATGAGTTATTTAAGACTGATTCACCAGGTTTTACAACGCCTCCTTCTTTGAAGACATTATTACCAAATTTGGTAATCTGCTGTTGCAGTATTGTTTGCATCTGTGTAAGTTCACGAGCTTGCAAAGGTCTGCCGCTATTAAACAAGATTCGATAGTAACCATCGCTGTCGGCAAAATCATCTTTATATGTGTTACTTAGAACCCGTGAATTGAGTTTACTTGACATATTCTAATCCTTAAAATTGAATAATAACTTTAACGTCTTCATTTTGTGCAATGCTTCTATCAACCGGAGATCTGTTATCAATAAACAATACTTCACCAGTTGAAGGTAATACTTCTGGTAATATAGCTGCTGAATCTACTGTTCCTTCACCGGCTCCATTTGTTTCTTCAATTAATTCTCCTGGTTGAAAAGCTACAAAACCAGTGGCATTCGTTTGGTGATAATATAGAATATCTGAATCTACTTCATCTATATATGCTTCTGCTAAAGTAGTTGCACCACGAATAATTTTATCTGCAGTAAATTGTGTAATAATCGCGCCAAGTTTCATAGACTTAAGCGCATTACCCGTTGTTTCTGTAAAGATTGAACCTGAATTACTTTGTATATCTCTTATTAAACCGACTTGTCTAAAATCTTGATTTACAATAAAGTCACTATCAGTTCCCTTTAGTTCTGCATGGAACATGACCGATGCTGATTTAAGATCTTCGCGTGGATCACGGCCAATACCAGAATCAGGTCCGAGTACTGCTCGTGCTGTAGCATTAAGTGTTGCACCTCCACCAGTAATTGAAATCGTGGGATTCGTATAACCCGAGCCATGCCCTGCAACATCACCGTTTGTACTATCATCCATACGAATACGAACAACTTGTCCCGTTGCTGAATCAATAGTAATATTAAAACTAGCATTGTTTCCATTAGGATCTGTAATTGTTGCAGTTGGAACACTCGTATAACCTGCTCCACCGTCTGTTACAATAATACTTAATATTTCACCGGGTGTTGCCGCATTTTGTACGGCGGCTTGTTTAAGCTGAATACCAGTTGAATTAGAATCAGTTGTGTCTTGTAAAAGTGTAGGCATAAAATTTGCTGATAAGAAATTATTTGCTCTTTCAGCACTAATTGTAAATAGGAATTTCCATACGTAACCATCAGCTTCTCTACGAGAATCAAGATTAGCATGAGTAGGTTGCTCAATAGAAGGACTTGCTGCGCCAGTAGCATCACGTCCAGTTTCTAAACAGACATAGACTTGACGTGATTCATTCATTATATAATACGGCAGTGTAGGATATCCTCCTTGCTGATCATCATACTGTGAGTAAATTCTACCAGATGACCATGTATTACGTGGAACAACGAGTGATGTAGCTTCAACTTTCTTTACAGACTGTAAGCTATTTCTAAATGCCTCAGTAGTAGTTGGAGTGTTAGTAGGTGTTGGGACCGTATCTGAAGAATCCCACTGCTCTGATCGTCCTATACCAATATAATACTTTCTTGTATCATTAGTAAATTGATCAAAGAAGTCCTGTGCAATTTGTCTTCTTAGTGCGTCTGTTACAATCGCTGGCATTTTCTATATCCTATTAAGTACTAATTTGATTTCCAAGTGCAATTCTTCTGTAATATCCCGCATCACTGTCGTAGACTGCAAGACAAGGTGCACCGGAATTACCGTTATTAACAAAAATTGTATTGCCATGTGGCACACTGTTTGGTACAGTATTTACTTCATAATTTCTAAAATCAATTTCTACTGCTTTGGCTCTTACATAATCAGAATCAACTGTTGCTTGAACATCCGAATCAGTAAATGCTGCTCTAGGTAGTGCAAACCAGCCATCGCTATCTTTAAAGTTAAAATCTTTTGTTGCGCTATTGTAGTGAACTGTACCTTGACCGACAGAGCCACTATTAGTTGAATTATGACCGAGCTGTATATAACCCGCAGGAGTATTCGAATCTCCGATTCTAATTTGTGGTGCGTTTTGGCTAAAGTGTACATAACCAAGACCATCAATTGTGCCAAAATTAAACTTAGGCGATCTTAGATTTACACTACTAGAATCTACAATTGAGTTACCTTTAAGGTCCATAGAATTTTCGACCTTAATATTTGCTTCAATTGGTCGACCAAATGTAATATTACTTCCATCATTTTTAATTGTAGTATCACCTAAGTGAATAGTTGAGCCACTTAAATATAAGTCTTTCCATTTACGAGCAGAATCGCCTAGATCATACGCGCTATCAATTGAAGGTACAACGTGACCAGCAATGGCTGTTAATTTTGTAAAGAGTGCAGAATCAGTACCGGCAAGTTGTCTAGCCTGAACATATGCAGAATCAATAAGAACAATGGCTTCAGCCGAATCAATTGAATTAGCTTGAACAATAAGTAGTGTGGCACCTGAATCCTGTGCAACACCAGTTCTTAATGCAATATAATCTGAATCAACTGTAGTATTAATAATATTAATTGTAGCTGCATTTACAACTGCACTAATATTTG